CTTCGGAATACAGAACGCAAGAATAACAGCGAAATGGGGATACAGCGAAGAAGCTCCGGCAGACATTGGATTTGTAGCAACAATATTAGGAGCAGGAATGTATAACTCAAAGAACTCAATTAACGGAGTTAACTCTGAAACAATAGGCAGTTATTCAGTAAGCTACAACAACGCAGAACAATGGAGCGCATTTAACAAGGCTATATCATTATTAAATAGATATAAGACGCATTATCTATGATAGAAAATAGATACAACAAAATAGTCAGCACACAAAGAATGTCAGATATTACCGGAACACAGAAAGAGCAGTATGTTACTTATCTAACTTTAATAAATTGCTTGATACAACCTTTTCAACAATCTTTTGGAGAGGACATAGACGGAAGCGTAGGAAAAGATTACACAATGTTTTGCGAAGTAGTTGACATTAAAGAGGGAGACAAGGTGGTTGACGGATCTAACACTTATAAAGTAGTTGGAGTAAATCATTACCAAGACAGTTTAAGCAATGATCACATGGAAGTAATTATTAGAGAGTATAAACAATGAACATAAACATAACATTTGACGCTAAACAATTATTGGATGCCACAAAGAAAGAGCCGATGATTGCCTTGCAGGAAATTAACAACGCGGTTAAGAAGTCAGCATTAAAGATACAAGGTTTATCACAGAGGAACGCGCCGGCGAATACGGGCGCATTAAGACAGAGCATTCAGAGTAGATTTGAGCCATTAAGAGGAATAGTGCAAGCAGTAGCCAAGTATGCGATATATGTCCACGAAGGAACGAGGCCTCATGATATATTTCCGGTAAGAAAAAGAGCTTTGGCAAATGTTAGAAAGGGTCAATTCTTTGGAAAGCACGTCAAACATCCCGGAACGAAAGCTAATCCTTTTATGAAGCGCTCTGTTGACCAAGCGATGCCTCAAATAACGAATTATTTTAAGCAAGCATTAAGTAACATTTTAAAAAGAATATAATGGCAAGACAGACCTATGACAATTTAAGAGGAATATTAAAGACAAAACTGGAAGGATTGGTTGATAGTGGTACACCTCCAAAGACAATACTGCATGAAGTATATGATTATACAGAAGGGCAATTTAGCGGATATCCTTCAGCTAATATCAGAATATCAGGAGGAGAAGGAGACTTTTCAGACACAGCAAGAAATCAAAGAGAGTTTATTTTTAATGTTGACCTTTATCAAGAAGTTGACGAGTCAGGAAAGTCAAAAGAAGAAGCAACAGACGCAATGGTATTAGCAATTGATAAGATTATGGCTTCATTTGATACAGATGTAAGATTAGGAGAAGAATGTGCTTTTGTGAAAGTAATACCAGTATTATTAGATACAACAGTAAGGTCCGGAGTATTCTTATTCGCAACATTTGAAATCCATATAGTGGACTTAGTAAATAATTATAATTAAAAAATTATGAACACATATAAAAATATTTCAAAAGAGGACTTATATGTTCCTCAAGTAGGATTAGTAAAAGCCGGAGAAGAAGTTAAAACAGAAGTTAACATTAACAATTCTAACTTTCAAAAAGTTGTTCCTGTGAAACCAGTAGCAACAAAAGAAGAAGATAAAAATAAAATAAACTAACATGAGCAATTATTTAGGAAGTAAATCATATTTAGCAATGAAGCCGGAGACAACTGCCGGCACAGCAGTAAAGCCTACTGCATTTTGTCCATTAGTAAGCGAGTCAATTAAAACAATACTTGGCCTTGCTCCGGACAGAAGAATGAAAGGGCTTGATTGGAAAAGCGATGACCTTTTAGCAGGAGACAGAAAACACGAAGGAGATATTGTGATATACGCAGACGGAGATAACCTTGGTCATTTATTGAACATGACCTATTTAAAGGGAACTACAACCGGAGACGAAACAGGATACACACATCCTTTTACAGTTGGTTCTCCTGATAGTTACACGATTGAAATACAAAAAGGACCATACGCTCAAAGATACTTCGGAGTCAAAGCAGACCAGTTAAAAGTAGAGTTTGTGGACCAAAAAATGCAAGTTACAGCTTCGGTTAAGGCAATGGGACAATTCTCTGTAAGTGCATTAAAAGAAGCATTATCAGGAGCAGTAACATCTTTAAAGCTATCAAGTGCTTATGACATGAAGCCTAATTCAGGATTAGCGATTGGAGATGTTTTAGTGGTAATGGGAGACAATGGGGTTGGAGTAGAGGCTACATTAACTTCTGTCAATGCAGACGGAGAAACAGTAGGATTTTCTTCAATAACAGTAACTGGAGCAATTGGAAACAGAGTTTACTTGAAAGCGCAGACTCCAAGTTACACCGGAATTGTTAATCCTTTCTTTTTAGGAGATACATTGATTGGAGTTGGAGCAAACGAAACAGCCTCAACAACTAATGCCGGAGCAAAATCAACAGCTACAGGATTTTATCAATTCGCTTTTACCCTAAAGAATAATTTATTAGACGCTCCTGCCAGTGGATCTAAAGACCCCTTCCAATTATTACCTCAAACAAGAGAAGCTGAAATAACAGCAAGGCAATTATTTGAAACAGAAGCACAGCATTTAGATTGGTTAAACTCTGTTAAACAAGCAATAACAATAATTGCAACCGGAGACGAGATTACTGCCGGAGGAACACACGAGAGCTTAACAGTAAAGTTTCATAAGGTTAAATTAACTAACAATGAAGAAACTTTAGAAATGGACTCTCTTATCTTTGATACTCAAACATTTGAGGCCCTTTATGATAGCTCTGACGGATATGCGATTGTAATATCATTAGTAAATAAAACAGCAGGAACTGTTTACTAAAATGAACATTAAAGACATACAACAATATACGGAAGTCAAAATACCTAATTCAGATTTAGTTATCAAGCTAAAGCATAATTTACCTTGGTATGACCAAATGGAATTAGTAAAAATAACAGACAATATTGAAAGTGCAAGGTTTCTTATTTGGAAATTGATTGCGGATTGGAACTTGGTTGATGATGAAGGTAAAAAAATAGAAATCACAAAAGAAGTGGTTGATGAGTTTGGTTCTAACCTTATTATGCCTTTATACGCAGAGATTGATAAAATTAGGACCGAACAAAATCAAAAAAAAAAGATTTAAACATAGATTTAGTAATGTTTTTTCAAGGCGCTTCAAAAAAAGTGCCAATAGAATACATTAACTATACGCTTTGCAAGACATTTGGTTGGACATATCAGCAATTATTAGAGCAACCTGCTGACTTTGTTGAGCAGATGATAGACATAATAAAAGTAGAAAACAAGTTTAAAAATGGCAGAAGTAAATAAAGATGTAACAGTAACAGTTAAAGGTAAAGACGAAACGGGAAAGGCCTTTAAAAGCGCAAGCAAGAATGCGTCTCTTTTTGGTAAAGATGTAGATAATTTAGATAAAAACTTTAAAAAATTAACAAAAACCTTTGCTTCTTTATATATTTTTGATAAAGCACTTAGTTTCATTGGTGGCAGTATTGAAGAATACGACACAAAGATACAATATGCTACTAAACTTGAATATCTTTTAAAGAAAACCACTGACGCAACCGACGAACAAGTAAAAGCTCTCCTTGATCAAGCTAATGCCTTGCAAAAGGTTGGAGTAGTTTCCGATGATGTTGCTGTAGCACTTCAAGGACAGTTAGCTACATTTGAATTAAGCTCTGGGACTATTAAAAAAATGACTCCGGCCATATTAGATATGGTTGTAGCCGAAAAAGGAATTAACGCAACAACTCAAGACATGATTGAGTTTGGAAACGCTTTTGGAATGGCCCTTGAAGGTAATTATGCCTCTTTGACAAGAAGGGGTTTTAAGATTGATGAAAATACAAAAAGCATTATTAAACTTGGAACTGAAGAACAGAAGGCAGACGCTATTACTAAATATTTAACTGATACTTACGGAGGATTAAACGAGGCCATGAGAAATACCTCTCAAGGAGGAGTGCAGGCATTACGAAATAGCTTTGGAGATTTTAGAGAAGATATTGGAGAAATGGCCTCATTTTTTAGAGACGATTTTATTTTAGCTGTTGGGGGTTTTTTTGAAACAACATTAAATATGGGAAATGATTGGAGCAAAGATATATCAAGAGTTTTAGATGTTGGATTTGGATTTTTAGGAAAGATAGCAAAGTTTTCTGCCGGAGGATTACTTGGTATTGTTGGAGCAGGACAAACCTTATTAACTGGTCAAACTGGTATTTGGGATACTGCTACTAAAATGTTAGAAAATCCATTTGAAGATTTAGATAGTTTGGTTACAGATTTTGAGGTTAAGTGGGCTAACAAAACACAAAGGATTGTTACTCCGACAAGCGAAGGAGGATTAAATGCTTTACCTGAATTAGCCGATACAGAAGATATAGCTAAAAAAATGAAGAAAAGTTTTGAAGAAATATCAAAAAGTATTGTCAGCTCTTTTAGTGAGCAAACATCAGCTATCAGAACATTGAGAGATGAGTTACAAAGATTAGAAGCAGACACAGACGCTCAATTAAGCAAAGCAGACGCAAGATATCAGGAGGATCTAAAAAACAAAGCTAAACAATCACAGGAAAGAATAGACCAGATTGATAAAGAGATTAAAGAGACAAGAGACGCAAGGAGTCAGGGTTGGAGAACACATATTGCAGAATTAGAAGCAGAAAAATCTAAAGAACAAAGTATTTTAAGCAGAATTGGTGGAGAGGTTACTAACCTTAATGCAGAATTAGCAAAAGATGATTTAACAATATTAAAAGAAAAATTAGATGCTGAAAAAGCATTGATTAGAGAAGAAGCAGAAAAAACAAAAGCAGAAAAGGAAGCAGAGATTGACCAAAGAACCGGAGTTCAATTAAGGGGAGTATTGGCTTCAATGTCTCCGGCCTTAATGGATACTCTTATAGCAGAAAA